TGAGGCTCCTTTGCGGGCCTCAACTCATCACTTACCCATCCCTCGCTGGTCAGCCTACGATAACGAGCACGAGGGGGATCCTTATGGGTCTCCCCACCACCTGGGCTATGTTGAGCTTAGCTCACATGTTCTGGTGGGACTGCTCGATCCGAGATGCCGCTTGGATTAGTCGCCTGCCCTTGAAGGACGCATTTTCCCTAAACCGTTTTCAGGTTTGTGGTGATGATGCGCTCTTTCTTGGCTGGGACCTAACTCAAGAGAGGTACCTGGACATCATGGCTGCCTGCGGAGGCGTGCCTTCAGCAGGGAAGCACTTCGTCTGTAGGTCGCCTGCGAAAAGGGGAGTGTTCCTCGAAAGACTCTACGAGTTCCGTTCGGTTCAGGGACGCGTCTATGCTGGCTCCAGAAATGGGGCTGTTGCTATTCGCGGACTTGTCCGTCCAGACATACCGGAGAGCCTCCGAGGACACGGCTCCTCCTTCGCCATGGCTCCTATGGTGAAGATGCTCTATGCTGTCGACAACCTGTGGACGACACACCCTGGCGGGCTCCCTAAAATCCTTTCCTTTTTGGAGAGGAGACCGGAAGTTCGCGCTTTCGCACGCGGGCTTGGTTTAATGGATGGTCTCCACCTGTCGGATGGCGGTACAGGTTTGCCTTTAAGATCAATCGGTCCGGATGCTGTGAAGCTCCGGTGGAGGGTTCTTAAGGCTAAGTGCGAAGGATCCACGATACCTTCTTTGCTTCGTGGGGTCATTGACCCTGCTTGGCAGTTGGCTAGTGAAATCTCTCGCGCTGACCTGGCCCAGTTCTTTCAGGATGGGACATTCATTGAACAGCTCGCCGGCGACCCACAACCACCGCCTCGCGATGGAGCTGAGTTCGTCTCGGTCGGTTCCAAGGAGAAACTAGTGGATGATGCATGTGAAAGCATGTACTCGGACATAGTTTTATCTCTTGGCTTGCCTACGAAAACGCCTCGGCTCTCGGAAAAGCGGCTCCGGGACTCAGTCAAGGGATGGGTGAGGGGTTTACCCCCTATCCCACCGGGTACTGATGTCACCGTTGACCCCTCTTCCGACGAGAAAGTGGTCTGGGTTTGCCGTACGCGTGCTCCAGATGGTAGTCTCTTGTTCCCCCGGTGGACCGGGGAAGACAGGGCTAGCGAAGGCACTCGCCGTGCTACCTTTGCTCGACTCCTATGGGAGTCTCGTAAAGGAATCGGCTGAGTGGCGCCGTCTGGGGAGTGGGTCTTAAT